TAAGCATCGATCGTCGCAAGGCTCTTGGCCGCCCATGGCACGCCTTCGGGGCTGACGCCTTCGTTGAACCGGCGACGTGTCGAGACTAAGAGCAATTCACCGATATCATCCATGACCGGCGTCATGTCATCGAGGCGTCCTGACGCGTCGCTCAGCAGCCCCTGCACTTCGTCATCATTGAATTTTAGCGTGTACATGGCTATCCTCTCTCCTGCAGGCGCGACACGGTGATATTCTCCCGGCCGTTGCACGACGTTGTCGGAGCGCTATGCGGGGTTGCCGGTTTGACCGGAATGGGAGGCCCCGCCGCCTGTATCAACTTTCTGACTTGCGCCTGAGACGCGCAATCTCGCTTCTCAGACGCGCCGGATCACTTGGCAAACGGCGGAAGCTGGTGACCAGGAGCGCGTCGGCCTGTTGGACCGCCTTGATCACCAGGGTGTATCCGGTGTCTTGCGGGTCCGTCGCCAGATAGATCGTGTTGCGCGCATCTTCGCGGATCCGCTCGTTCGGGTTCTCTATGATCGATTGGATCTTCGCATAATCTGACGGCTGCAGGTCGGGATGGCGGCGCGTTTGCTTGGCGAGCGTGTCTTCAGACAGGAAAACGGTCGGGCGCTCGATGCCCATCGACCTGGCGTCATCCTGGCGCATTCGGGCGACCGGCCAGAAGCCGCGCGGTGATTTCAGCCAGTCTTCAAACGCCCCCGAGCGCAACCAGTCGCGGATCAAGTCGATCGACGGCTGATCGGGAAGAAGTTTCAGCTTCGGGGTAAGGGCGCTCACCAGATCACTGACCGATGCGCCAGGCGCATAGTCCCAACCCTTGTCGATCCCAACCGGCGCGCCGGTACGAGGATCGCGGGCTTGCCAGTTGGCGGGCAATACTTTGTCAGGATCCCCGCCCAGCCGAATGGCCCCGCGCATCGATCGTGCGCCGATGATGTAGCAGCTACAGCCCCAGCCATTTGGCGGTGCATGTGTCGCCCACCAGGGGTGATCAGACGGCAGGATCAGCCCGTTCCAGGACAGATGCTCTTCACGCGGCTCGAGCGAACCACCGTGAAAGTAGATCCAGTAATTGTAGCCTTTCTCGCGGAGCTGGGCCAAACGCCCTGCCGCATACGTCGACCGGATGTTGGTGCGATAGACGACGCGCGCGCGCCAATGACGCCCCGCCTTCGTGCCGTCGCCCGTCCAACCCGACCAGCCGTGCTTTTGGGCAGCGCCAAAGAAGTCCTTCTTGAACTCCTCCAACCCGACGCCTTCAGTCACGGCGCGATCAACCGCCTTTGCGAGATCCTCGAGAAGATCGGCTTTCATAGCGCCTGCGACCATGAAGGCACGGTTGTGCATCTCTTTGTCGAGATCCGTCCATGTGCGGGTCGGTACCAAGTCGCCCAAGCGCGCCCGAAACGCAGCAACTTGCTGGGGAAAGGGGCGCCCAAACTGCGCGGCGATTTCTGGATCAGCCATCTTCGTCTTCGATCTGGGCGCGACCTGCGGCATGTGCCGCCATCAGCGCCTCCGCCAGTGTGTCGGTCAAAGCGGAACTGTCGAGATCTGGCAGGCTCGCGCGGATCCGTTCGGCCAGCTCAGGGAGGCTGGAGACATCATCAGCAAGCCCCGAAAGCATCTCTAGGATCGCCTCGATGTCGGCGTCTGTGATCTCTATGGCTAGATCAGCATTTGCACTGGTTGGGTCGGCAGGCGCTGAGCGGCCCGTAGAGCGCCTTGAGTGTGTTTCGGGCGTGGTTGGGGGTTTCTGGGCGAGATGCCCGTTTAAGACCCGTTTAAAAACGCTCCCAGCGGTATTCAAAGCCGTTTCGTCGCCATCAACCGCCCCAGGACCCGGGTCTGCAGACGGTTGGCCTAGAATTTCGTCTCCTTTTGCCGGTGGGGTCAGCCCCAATTTGTCGTAGAGCTGCGAGGTGCTAACGCGCAGGCCAAGCGGGACCACCGTGCCCAGAGCGCTCACAAGCGCTGCAACGTCTTCCGGTTCCGGCCGACCAATCGTGATCGTCGGGGATGCCGCATCTGGACCACGCTCAAGCATGGTCCAAGGCGAAGCCAGATCGCGTGTTAGGATCGCCGAAAGAACCGCGCAGTCTGCCGTCTCGATGTCCTCTTGCACTTGGCGGTGTTCTTTGCCTGATCCCAGGCCGCCGGTCTCGGCGTCCGTGGTGGCCGTCTGTCCCAGCACCGCCTTGGAGATCTGCTTGTCGAGGAATTCGGCCCGCTCTTTGTATAGGCCTAATGAGCTGCCAACGTTTTGGCTGGTGATGAACTCGATCTGCATGCTTTCGGGAATGATCGCAGCACAATCGCCCGCAATGTTGGCCACCGCCCGAAAAAGCGTATCCTTGTCATCTTCCGACGCGCCAGGCCCCCACTTGCCGACGCGCAGCGGCTGCCCATAGGTCTGTGTGAAGATCGCCCAGTCACGTTCGGTATAGAGCTTGAACATATGCGTCCACATGATTGCGCGCGCGATGCCAGACCGAATGGGCAGGCCAGACTTCGCCGCGATCCGTGCGAAAATGAACTTGCCGCCCGGCAGCGGCTTTTCCATTCCGTTGTCATCGAGCATGACCGGCGTGCGCAAATCGTGGCGTTCAAACCGGAACCAACGCGGATCTCGATACTCAAGGCGCGCCGGTTCCCATTGGAGCTGGCTTTCGTCCCAAACGATCTCGGTGAAGGAATAACCCTTGCCGATCGCGTCCAGAATGTCGAAGAGCTCGAGCTGCAGCTCTTTGCGCTTGAGCCACTTTTCGATCCGTGCCGCCCAATCGATATCGGCGGCATCATCGGACGCAGGTTCCACCGTGATCGGGATCTGGGCAACCGAGCGTTTGCGGGTGCCAAGAACGCCCAGGTAATGCGGATTGCGCTCTTCAGCGATCTCCGCGAGCTCAAGATACTGGATGGGATCACCCTGGTCGGCCGAGCGCAGAATTGTAGCCAATCGGCTGGGGTCTAAGCCATCGCCAGGAGATCCAGAAAGTGGGGACCGCACGGTCCCGAACTTTGCGGCCGCGACGTCGCGCTTGAGGTCTGAGCGCACCATAGGCTGGCCGCGATGATCGAGAAGTTGGGAGCTTGCCATGATGTCTCCTTAAGTGCTGTCTGAATTCAGTGTCGAACAGTCTTCGCATAGTTGGTCGGTACTCCCGACCTCGCCGCATCCGGGGCAGTAGTGTTCGCGGCGGGACTTGTAGCTACGCAGTTGAGGACCTACTCGCCGTGAGAAGACACCCTCACGTTGCTCCAATGCACTTTCGACTTCCGCCGCAAGTGTTTGCCCCAGGCGCATCAAGAGTACATCACCCCGAACTATTTCGCGGGTCAGGTCACGCATGGCTTTATCCAGGTCGTCGTCAACCATCTTTGGACACCCACTACCTGACTGCGTTCAAGGCGCTGTTTATCCGGCCAATTGCTTCAACAGGCGAAGTCGCTGCAGACGTTGTATGTCCAAGAATTTCGGAAAGCGCCCCGTTCTTGCGCTCCATCATGCACATGTAACTTAGCAGCTGAGACAAAGCCTCTTCCTCTCGAGGCGTCATTGTCAAAACGCAGCATCGTTCAGCCATATTTTTCCCCTCAAGTTTCGTCGTCTTGTAGAACTTCGAAGAGGTGTTCAAAGGCCTGACCAGACGCCACCAAGCAGGTCAAGCCGTCGGGCAGGGTAACCGTTATAGTCCAGGTGCCTGTCGCATCTGATGCGAAGACTTCCACCACTTGGTTGTTCGCGCCTAGACCCACAGATTGACGGGTTTCGCCGTATCCGACGGCAAGGCGGTCCAAAACAGCCTGGCGCGGCGCACAGTTCCGCATTCCATGTTGCGCGGCCGCTGAAGTGGCAAGAATGCAGGCTAGAAGAATGGAAGTCAGCTTAGTTCGGATCATTTTTGGATCTCCATTATCGAAGTGGTTTGGGTGGCGGTGGTGTCGTCGGTCGAGCGGCGACGGGTTGGACAGTTCCCAGGCGTGGCAGTTGGGTTGGTTCCAGCTCCTCAAGGCATCGGCGCAGTCGCATGATCTCATCAACAAGATCCTCGATAAGCGCGGGCATCTCGCTTGACGGTTCAGTGTTGCGGGCAATCCGCCTTGCGCGTTGGAGGTTAACCAACTGACTTTCCTTGTTTGGCACCTTCGCGCTTCAATCCGAATTCCTGATCCATTTTGCCGCCCACTGCGGATGGCTTGGCCCACTTTGGCAGCTCGAATAGGAAGCCGCCTGCATGCGACCCGATCATCTCAATTGATTGGGCGGGTACTTTGCCTTCTGGCAGCAGA